TGCCGGTCATCAGGCGCAGCTTGTTGGGGTGCACCCGCTTCACCGTGGCACCCGCTTCCTTTGCCAATGCGGTATAGTAAGCCGCCACGGCCGGAGCCATGCCCTCAGCAATGAGTACGGTGTCCACGCCGGAACCGCTTTTCAGCAGTTCGGTCACCGGATTTTTGCCATAAACAAGGCTCTCGTTCTTCTGCAGCGGCTCTTCCGGGCTGCGGCGCGGACGGCGCGGCTGGTTCTTTTCTTCCATGATGATTTTCTCCTTCCGTTGTATCACCGGAAGGTGCTGTGCACACCCTCCAAAAGGCGCGCCGCACTCTGGGCCGCGCACCGGTATGATCTGAAGATGATAACTCATCTTGAAGTATAGCATAAGCCAACCTTGTTTGCCAGCAAATTACCGTTTTTTATCCGCGTCCTGCAAAAGTTTTTCTGTTCGTGGTGCCGGAGACCGTTTCCGCTTTTTTGCAGAAATGTTCTGCCGCCCTGCATCAGCTTTACCCGGCTGCTGGGTAGATATCCCTCTGTTTTGCCGGAGAAAAAAGTTTTCCACAAAAACGCGGTATACAATCCGTAGAAGAGCGATTATTTTTCCACATGTTGAAAACCCTGTGGAGAAAGTTCAAAAGTCCAGCTTTAAAGCCTGTTTTGCCTGTGGAATTCCACACTTTCCACAAGGTTTTCCACTTTTTGGTTCGATCTTTTTTGATTTCCTGCGTACAATTTGTAGAATACAAGTCGGAAATATGACAATTTTTTGAACTGCATCCTGTCCGCTTTTGCCAAATTGCCCAATATCATTTTGACGAATGTGGATCTGTGTTGAAAATCCGTCCTTCATCAAGCTTTCTGTCTTTCGGCCGCTTGTTGCGCATTATATGGAAATTTGTTGTATTCTATCGAATATACGCGCTTCTGGCAGTAACCCCCTGCACCCTGCCAGAAACAGAATCCCCGCATTGTTACAGGAAAAACGCTGAATTTGTAAAATAAACGCAAGAGAAAACGCAAGAGAAATCTTAGCGGATTCTCTTGCGTTATTTTTTTGCGCATTTTTCAGGAAAGCGAGGGAACAGGAATGGCAAAACACATGACGCAGGATGACCGCAAGGTGCTGGAAGCTCGGTACAATGCTGGACAGAGCGTTGCCGGAATTGCCAGGGCGATGAGCTTCAACTATTCCACCATCTATAAGGAACTGAAGCGCGGCGACACTGGAAAGATGGATGCCAATGGCCGCGCAGGGTATAGCGCAGAGCTTGGGCAGAAACGCTTATACAACGCAAAGCAGCGGCTCAGGTATCGGGCGGATTGCCCGGAGGAGTAAGGCATGGGAGAAGTGTTCAAGCTGAACCATTGCTACAATGTGGACTGCCTGCCAGCAATGGAACTGTTCCCGGATAATTATTTTGATCTGGCGGTTGTGGATCCGCCGTATTTCTCTGGTCCGGAACGCAGAGGCTTTTACGGATCCAAAGTCAGCAAAATAGGCGTACACCGTGACTACCCCGTCTCTCCTGCTTGGAGTAAACCAGAGCCGGAGTATTTCAAGGAGCTGTTTCGAGTGTGCCGCCACTATATTGTATGGGGCTGCAACTATTTTGACTACCAGTTTCCTACCGGGCGGATCGTGTGGGACAAGTGCAATGGAAATTCTAGCTTTTCAGATTGCGAGATTGCGGCGACAAATTTGTTTTCCTCAGTAAGAATGTTCCGGTATATGTGGTCCGGCATGATGCAGGGAAAAAGCATCACAGAAGGCGACACCATGCAGGGAAACAAGAGCTTGAACGAAAAGCGAATCCACCCAACGCAGAAGCCGGTTGCTCTTTATGACTGGATTTTCAAAAACTATGCAGAGCCAGGGCAGAAGATCCTTGACACCCACCTCGGAAGCGGAAGCAGCCGCATAGCAGCATATGAGGCAGGGCTTGGCTTTATCGGATTTGAAATTGATCCGTTCTATTTCCAGTTGGAAGAAGAACGGTTTTCTGAGTACACAAGTCAAACCAGCCTGTTTCACATGGAGGAAAAGAAAAAATGATTCTTGAAAAACTTCACAGAGCAATCAACAACTTCAACAAGACATTCAACTGGCGGCGCTTCCGCCGCGATGCGCTGCACCTGGGAGAAAGCCTGCTGGTGTTCGGCGTGCTGTATGGCATTTTTTCAACCCTGATCTGGGGCGTATGCTGGCTGCTCAAAGTCAATTACGACCCGGATCTCATTGCCGTTGCATGGGCAGTGCCGGTGTTGCTGGACACTTTGGTCAAAAAGGCTTATGACTGGAACAATGAAGTCCGGGACTGGGATTGAGAGGTGGGAACGACCTATGGATGAAGCAACAAGAATCTCGCTGAAAGACCAGTTCAACAGCCTTTTGGTACGGGCTATTGAGGGTAGGCGCGGCGGTATGGCACTGATGCGGGTGCTGGAAGAACTGGACTTTTACAATTCCCCGGCCAGCGCGAAGCATCACCTGAATGTCCCCGGCGGTCTGGTGCTGCATTCTCTCAATGTGGCAAGAACTGCCCTGGAATTATGCGACAAGATGCCGCAGTTTGCAAAATGCAATAAGGGCGCAGTCTTGACCGCCGCGTTACTCCATGACGTTTGCAAGGCTGGGCAGTACATCAAAAAGCCGGATGGCAGTTACTGTTATGAAGATAGTCACTTGATGGGACACGGTGAAGCATCCGTCAGCATTATCAAAGACTGGATTTTCTTGACCGACACGGAAGCCCTGGCAATCAGGTGGCACATGGGAGCATATAGCGGAGAGCAGGACTGGGGAACGCTCAGCAAAGTATACGACCGCTGCCCGGAAGCTCTGTGCCTGCACATGGCTGACATGATCGCAACGCACATCATGGAGGTAGAAGAGTGAGCAGAGGCACCGCCTACTATGATCTTCCGAATGGTGAGCGAATAGAACTGCCGACAACCATGCCGGATGTTGAGGAAGTGCCGGGACCCCTATGTGATGGAAAATTTGAATTGCCAGAAGCCGTAAAAGAAATGTTCAAGTGGATGGATGAAACATTCGGAACATGGGAAAGCGACTTCAGCAGTTTCAAAATCTGGATGAAATTGCGGAAAAACTTCAATCCACCGGTGCGCTGGGAAGCGATGCAGGACAAGCGTCGAAACCCAAAGCCTTTGGGCCGAAACACCTATTTATATAAAGCAAGGAAGATCAAGAGCTTGGCAAGAAGTACACATACCAGAGTATCCCTGCACAAGGGAAAACAAAAGGGTACTGAAGAACAGTGCAAGCACACATTCAAGATAACCGCAGCCCGGTGCGCGCCTTGCAGTGGTTACAACGTGGAGTGCGAGCACTACGAGAGAAACAATGCTGCCGATACAAAGCATAGTTCTTCTCTAGCGTAAGATAAGCAGCCCTGCACCGCAGAAGCGGGGCTGCTTTTTATATGGCGCAGAGCACTTCTTATAGGCGGAAGTGCTACGAATGGGGTCGGACCCCGTCTGCGCCTTGGTTGTTTTCCATGAAAGCCGGGAAACTTTGAAACCGGTTGCCCGGCATAGCGGAATGGTGCTGTACAGCAGCGTCCTCCTTTCCGTTCAAGCCCGGTGAAAGACCGGGCTGCCATTTCCGCGAAAGACGCACCCGCATGGATTTGACGGGAATGGGTGCGCCGCAGCATGAGCGTAGAAATGCCCTGTTCAATCCGCCCAGGAACAAAAGCGGTAGGCCATTGCCGTGGCCGCCCCGTCCGGCGCTCTCTTGCCGGGCGGGTCTGATATGCGGACGCATAGAGGATGCACCTGCTTCTGACAATCCCCCATGAACAGGTGAGCCAGTTCGATGCTGGCCGTCCGTGCAAGACAAGAAAAGAAGGGATGAAAGAGCTGTGAAAATTGATGTAGGAAAAATTGCTCTGGTGGCAGTCCTGATCGCTGGTGTACAGACGAATACGCTTTACCACAGAATCGACGATCTGGAATGCCAGCGAGATATCTACAAGTCCAGATACGAGGACTGGGAGGGCGTGTCGAAAGAAATTGCAGGGTATGCAGATACCCTGCGGGATTCTCTGAAAGCACGGGACCGACTGGATGGAAAATTGCTGGTTGAGGATGCTGGCGATTTTCTCTGCACGGCATACTGCACAGAAAAGCGAGAACACATCTGCGGAACCGGAACGGGAATTACCGCCAGCGGCGCGCCGGTTGAAGGAGGCGTGACGGTGGCGGCAGACCCGGACGTTTTTCCGTTCGGGACCGTCCTCTACATTGAGGATGTGGGCGTGAGAATCGTTCAGGATACCGGAGCCAGCGTAAAAGGAAAGCATCTGGATGTTGCCGTTTCCGGCAGCCACAAAGATGCACTGAACTGGCAAGGTTATGGAACGCACCGGGTCTGGATCATCCAGGAGGCAGCGAAGTGATGTGGGGCAAGATCCAAACGCACGGAGACAAGAAAAATGACGCAGAAGTTTTGGCTATTGCTGCTGCGGGTGCCCCGTTGGATGTCATGGCTATGTTTTTTGAATCACACATTGAGGAGTTGCCTGACTTGTGCGTTGAAAAACTTGCAGAAGCAGTTGATAAACGCGCCAGCGATACTCCATGTCACCGGGAATCTGAAAACTGGAAAGACCTTGCAGCTTGGGCAAGAATTGAACTTAAAAGGAGAAAAAGCAATGGACGGATTTGTGAAAACACTGGGTGTTCTGATGGTTTTGGCAGCTGTGGCACTGTGGGCGGCACTGATTTTCTTTGTGCCTGCCGCACTGATTAAGTTCCTTTGGCTTTATCTGGTGGCATGATGGACAATGAAACGCTGACACGGATTCTGTCCGCACGATTTATAACGTGTAATGAGCAGGCCCGAAAAGGCAGTAAGGGATGCACGAAAGAGTGCAAACTCTATGAGCTGCAAGAACCGGGTATGACCTGCCGGGACAGCGTCCTTCTCCACGCAGAGGGAGCAAAGAAAATTTTGAAAATAAGGTCGCACAACTCCTGACACAGGCCGCCCGCTGCGGCGGCCTTTTTTGTGAGCATGGGAACAGGCCCGGCCCGGTTCAACTCCGGGATTGCCCAAAACTGAAAGGAGAACACACCGATGCAGAGGTACTACATTTTGCTGAAAGCGACCGGTGCTGGTGGGTGGCCGGGTTGGCTGCCGTACCGGCTGGATGCGGACAGCGCCGAACAGGCTGTTGAAAAAGCCAAGGAGCAGGCCGAGAATCATTACCCGGAGTACGAAAAGTTTGAAGTTCAGGCTATCGAAATTGAAAGGAGAAGCAAATGAAGCTGGCAGCAATCGCAAAGCTCATTAAGGCAGATGGGTACTGTAAACTCTACAAAGTGTTCTATGACGATTGCAGAACCTATGATTTGTACATTGGAACCAAAACGGCAATCTTCCCGCTGACCGGATTTCCGAAGGCACAAAATGAAAGTGAGTTGGCAACCCTCCTGGGCATCAGCAAAAAGGAATGGGAAGACATCGAGTTTGATAATGACTGCCCGGATGATCTCCATCACATCGAAGGAATGGATTTGGACGACACGGCAGACGGAGAAATGGACTGCGTGACCGGAAGAATCGGTATCCGGTACTGCGGGTGTGAACTGGTTCCAATGATCG